GGTCTTGCAAATATTGATCTGAATTTGCATAGCCTCGTTGCCGAGAATTTCTTAATGCAACATCGTCAGACACTGGCCCCAAGCCATCTTCGCCCCAATACTCTTTAGAATACGCCATGTTAGTAACCTCGCCCGCCAGAAAACATTCCCATCAATCGACGCCGAGCAATTTCTTCGGGAGTGTTGCGAGCAGCGGCGGTTTCTGGCGTCAAGCTCATATTCTCGCCGGGAGATAGAAGGGCGCTGTTATTGTCAGCAGCTATTCTTCCTCTAATTTTATCACCCGCGCCCCGTAGAGCTTTTCCTCTAAGAGTTCCCAGTTCTTTTTCTTTTAGATCAGCTTGTTCTTGTCCCTTGCGCCCCATGTATGCATTTCCAAGTTGCGCTGCGTATTGTGCAATGGACGGCCCAACAAACGTATTGCCAACCATACGTCCCTGCTGAGCTTCCATGCCCTGAGCGCGAAGCGCATCAATTTGAGATTGCTTGCGGCGCAGAGCCATTTCTTCTGGCTGCATATCGCCTTCAGCACCATACAGATCAAACCAAACATCTGAATTGTCTTGGCCTTGGTTAAAATTATTTGCCATTACAAAGCTCCGTAATTAACGGTTAAATATCCGCTGTCATGCTGACGCACAAGGTCAGGTCTGACGCGCTGAAGTTCCTGTGCAATCACGCCGCGCTCGCGGTGTCCAAAAATGTCGTATTCGTAGACGCCCACGCCGACAGAATGAGTGCCTACACGCCGAATGTTGCTCTTGAGCCTGATGTCGGAGAATGAAAACCCTCCACTCAAGGCACCTGCGCCCAAGCTAGTCAGCCCGCCAAACACATTGCTGATGCCGGCGTTCTTCGCGTTTGCGGCATCAAGCGCAGCACTATACTGGCTCTGCGCGGCGCTAAGAAGTTGCGGCGTTTCCGATTTACCAGCTTGGTTAAACTGCGGCATCGTCGGCATCTGCACCTGCTGGCCCGATAGCAGCGCGTTCATCTCGTTCAGAGACATGCCGCGGCGCTGGGCCTGTTCTGCGATGGCCTGTTGGCGCAGCGTGTTCTGCTGGTTGGCGTAGCTCTGGTTCAGCCCAAACTGCTGTGCCTGGGCGGCGTTTCCGGCGTTCATCGCGTTGATGTCGAGGCCCTGGGCCTGGCCGAGCGCCTGGTTGCCAAAGTTGCCCTGCGCCATAGCCTCGCTGATGCCCTGCTGGCGAGCGCCCATCTGGGCGCCGTACATGCGCTGGGCTTCGTTGCCGGCGGTGTCGTAGGCGTTGTAACGCTCTGCCGCCTGACGCTGGGCAAGCTCATCAAGGCCGCGCTTATAGCCCTCGCTGCCCAGTTTAAATCCCTGGTTGGATAGCTGCGTTTGTAGCTGCCGGTTCTGGTAATCCTGTATTGGCATCATGCGTTCCATAAGACCCTTCGCGACCGTGTCGCGGTAATTGGTGTCGTAGGTCGGCGCAGCCGGCGCACCGCCAAAGTTAAAGCTGGTGTTCAGCCCAGGCGAGTAATCGGCAACATTGGTTTTGATCTCTCCCGGTGTTCCGCCAGAGGTCATGGCGGGGAGGTTTTGGTAGTCGAACGGCTTGCTGTATTCACTTTGAACGCGGCCCATTGATTCATTGGCGAGGTTGGACCGCCGGTACTGCGATGAAATTTGCTCGTCTAAAGCGTTTTGTAGGTTCTTTGCATTTTGGCCGGTGCCAAAAGTATTGTTCTGCGTCCACGACGTTACGGCCTGTCCCGTCGCGGGGTCGGTCTTTGTCGCCGTGTCCCAGGACTGAGTGCCGTATGGCGTGTTGATCGTCGGGCGATTGGCAAAGTTCTGCGTTGTCAAATTCTCTTTTGACGCCGCCGCCTGTGCGTTGGCTGCTCCGGTATAATCAGGCGCAGCGGGAGTAGATTTGCCCATCAGGCTTCTCCAAATATTTGCAATTCTCAGGACGCATCTCAAAGGCAATCAATGCACCTGCTGGGTGAGCGCCCTCGATCCGCGCTATTTCTGTCCAGCCTATGTGTCGCGTAAACCTAAGAGACTTTTTATTTCCGCTCTCAATCATGCAAAGTAACACTTTGATCTTTGCAACATTGAAAACGTAGTCAAACACGCATCTCAGAAACTCTCGCGTAAGCCAGATGTTCTCGCCGGCAACGTGAAGCTGGCACGAAGCCCCGTTCCAGTTATCAAGCCCAACAACGCCAAGTATTTTAGAGTCTGGCGTAATGTTAGCGAGGCACCTCAAGTTCCGCGTCGGCGCATACTCAATACGTTCGCAAAGCCATCGTTCAAATACATCGTGTGGCCCAAAAACAATCAAGCTAGTTATCATTGAATTGATTGTTTCTGTTGTTTTGGTCATTCAAATAATCCAACCGCTTTTGTTCGGCGGCACTGATCTTTGCATAGTTAGCACCATATACCGGATCATTCATATTATTGGCAAACCAGGCAATGTCTTTCGCAAGTTTGTCTGTGTCAGTTGTCTGCCCAACGCCACTGATTACTTGGTTTTGGTATTGTTTAAACTCTGGTGTATCTGCCCACTCGGCGTCGGTCATATTGCCCTGCGCCTTTGCATAATCCTGGGCATAATTGGCGTTTAAAGAATCCCAGCTTCCAGAGTCCATTGTCCCGCCAGCCGGGGGAGCAACGTATGGAGGAACGGGCGGCGCAACTACGGGCCGCGTAACGGGCGGATTTACTACAACTGGATTTACTGGAACATCCCTGGGGTCTTTAAATTTTGTATTGTCGGGCGTGTTTTTCATCCACGGAAAATCCGCAACGCCATATTCTTTTATTCCGCCGGCCTGTCTGGCTGGCGCTGGCGAATTAGCTCGCAGCGCAGAAATTAGTGGGTTAGTTGTTTGCGGAGAATTTAAAAAGTCTAACCTGCTAGATTCCGCCCCAGCCAATTTGCGAGCATTCGGCCCATAGATCGGGTCAGAGAATTGATTAGTAAACGACGCAATATCGCCCTGTAGTTTGTCGGTGTCGTAGGTGTTGTTGATCGCGCCCAGCACCTTGTTTTGATATTGCTGGAACGCGGGCGAGTTGGCCCATTGCGTGTCGTTCATGCCGCCCTGTATGGCGCCATTGTACGCAGTGCCGTAGTCGCTGTTAAGCAAGTCCCACGCCTGTTGCGTTGTTGGCGTTCCAGGGTTTGTCGGAGAGACAGAAGGCATTCCTGATTTAGTCGCAGCCATTACATGATGCCTCCCGGTTCGTATAGGACATGGTACGAGGACAGCGTAGTCGAACCGCCAAGACCCTTTACGCGCATCCGCACTGCGCCGAAATAACCAAGGCCAGAAACACCAATCCAGCTTTCAAATGTATTGGTAGAACCAGACCATGTGGCTGTGTTCCACAAACCATCATCCCATTCAGATGCAGTAGTTTCGATAAAAGATGGAGTCCCTGCTACATTTGTAAAACTGTATTGCGTGTTCATGCGCAATTTTACGCCTGGTTCCTGCAACGCAATAAAAACAGGACGCACCATATTGAACTTTTTAAGGCGCCCAGGCATCTCAAAGGCATTAAACGCGCCCTGAATGTTGCCGCGCACAGCGTCACCGCTGGTGTCCTCAATGGTTAGCCCATCTTTCTCGCCGTATAAACCTTTCGCAACTCCGTTGTCATCAGTGCCAAAGTATAACTGCCCGTTTAGCAGCGCGGTGCAAACCATTGGCATGTTTGAAAACGTACACCACGATCCAGTGTTTACGTTCATTGCATATTGAATATAAATGCCGTTCTGCGGCGGCAGTTTAATAATTAAAACGTCAGAGTTTGGAACAAGAATAACGTCCCACGAAGGATCGTCACGGTATTTAACAATAAGCGGAGACAGCACGTTCTGTATTTTAGAAGACGGCCCTGGCTGTATTTCGCTGAATTGACCGTTAATCAATCGAGACAGTGGCACCAGGCCAAGCTCAGAAAGAACCATGACATCGCCGCCGTATGCGGTGAAGAAACGACCCACTGCTGGAACGGGGCCAACATACCAGACGCCCTTTAAGCCAAACGTAGCGGCAGACGTTGGATCGGTTCCTTGCCAGACGCCGACATCGCCCTCGGTGCCGACAACCACCAAATAATCATCTGGGCCATAGCCGGCATCGAGCGTCCAGTTGATAAGGCCGCGAACCGAGCCGCCGTTGCGCAACAGCGAACCCATCTCAAACGCCACAGCAATGCCGTCGATTGCGTCGATGTCTTGAAGGTAGTAAATGGTCGAGGTCTTGTTTTCGGTAAACCAGACGCGGTTTTTCCAGACGGCTACAGATAGCAGGTCAGATGGCAAGCCTGTGGGCGTTGTTTGTGTCCAGCCAGAAGTGGCCTCGTATACCCAATAGCCGGCGCCGGGTGAAACAGCCAGCAGCACCACTTCGCCGCTGGCGAGCGCAAACTGTGTCGTACTCCAGATGCCGTCTGTTGATCCCGTCGAGGCTTGATCCTCAACCGCATCTTCGCCCGTAACGTCCCAGATGCTGCCGCCAGATGCCGCGAATAGCCTGTTATCCGTGCTGTCGGCGGCGTTGTAGCTGAACAGCGATGTGACAGGGTCGGTAAGGCTGTGGCAACTGTACTGCCAGCCTTTGCGCAGCAAACAGCCTGTGCGCTGTGGGATGAAATTGTCCATCACCATTGCGTCGGTAGGCGGCATTTCGCTGATAGGGTCAAGAAAGTTTAGCCCGCCCACGGGCGCCGGAATGCTTGTCAGCAACGAGACTTGCGCTGCGGCTGATACTCTTGGGCTTTTAAATGGTTTTACTGCGACTAAAGGCATTACGAACCAAAGCCAGTGTCAGGCGTGTTGTAGAGCGCGTTAAGGTACGGGAAGCCGTAAGAGCGCACCATGTTCAAAACAGGCGAGCCTTTTTCTTGGCCTTTGCGGTTCTCAAAGTTTACATGGAAATCGCGCATTGCTGCGGCTGAATCCAGACCCTTCATTTCCAGCCATTTTGCCCGCGTATAGAGCGTGACCAAAAAGCTGTCGAGAAGGATGGTATCGCCGTTCTTGGTGGCGCGGTTCTTGTATAGCGTCGGGTTGTCCTGATCTATTACCCAAGCTAGCGACTGATACATGAACGTCAGCGTCTGCGCTTCAGTCGGCGGTGCCAGGATGTAGAGAGAATTATCGCGCACCTGCCAGTAGAAGGACATGGTCGGCAGGACGGTCCTGACCAACAGGTTTTGCCACATCTGCGGGCTGATAGGCCCAATCGCGGGCCACTGGTTAGTGCTGTTCCATTGCGTCTGGTCAATCCACTCGTAGAAATCTTCTGGCAGATCGAACGCTTGTTCTGTCTGGCCGGGAGTGTCGGCGGCAATGGAGATATTGTAGGTTCGCGTGAGTTCCTGCCACTCGTACAGGCCCAAAAGTTCGGTAGCCGACATATTGACGGCTTGAACCATTTGCTGAACGGAAGGGTCGGAACTGCCGGCTGGGTCAGATGGCGTCGGATAACTGACCATCTGCGCGACGTTTTGAACAATCGCTAGTAGCGTTGCATCTTCAATAATCTGAAAAGACATCTAACCCAGCCTTTATTTAGTTTTTGGCTTTAGTCATCATCTTATTGAGCGCCTCGATCTGAGACTGCATTTCCTCGATCTTGGCATCGCGTTCTTTTAGCTCGTTGTTCATGCGCTCAAACGGAGCGTTGCCCTTGGCAATCTCCAAGAAAGCATTGGCAGAGCGTTTGTCATCTTGGAAACCAAAGAACTTCTGGCCCACGCTGTCGGAAGCAGCAGCAAGCTGCTCGACGGTGTGAATGGAAAAGTATTTGTATTCCTCAACCTTGCTGGGCGTCATCTTAGGCAGCGAGGAGATCGGCGTGCCTTCTTGCACGACACCAGCGTTAGCTTTCCAGTTGGCGTATTTTGCCGCAAAGCGCGTTGCGTCATAAGCCTGGACCGGGCGCTCAACGATGCTCGCTTTGTCGCCGGGTACGATAATCGTGATGTAGTCGATCTCTTT